ACCAACGCTTCGGGATTTAACCCAAACCATCCCACCTTCACCCGCCAGATCAATCCCATTGGTGATCGTCTGCGTGCTGCCATTGCCGGTGTAGAGCCAGGTGCTAAAGACATCCTCAACGTAGGCGCTACCAGCACCAGCAGCGCCCATGATCAGTGACCGTGTATTCGGATCCATGGCGTTATCAGTTGGTGTAGTTGATCAGGCTGGATGCACGCCACCGGGTGCCACCGTCGTCAGTTACAAACATAAACAGGTGCGTCTTGCCAGTGGTGAGTGTTGGCGCTGTCCCCGCAGGCCATACCACACCGCTGAACCACGTCACTGTGCCGCTGGTGTGGGTTAGTTCCAATGTAAAGCTATAGGCACGAGATGCAGGCACATTGCTGACAGTGAAAGTGCTATTACCATTGATTGTTTTAGTGAAGTAATTGCCAGTACTACAGTCGATATTAAGCGCACCAACAGCTACTATTGTTTGGGCATATGTACCGGCGAGATCGAACTCGGTATTGGCTGCTGCACTTGATTGACCAACGGCCATTGTGCTAGTCGTCGCAATCGCTCCGCTGGTGTTAATCGCTGTACTACCACCAATCGTTCCACTGTTAATTGCGCTGCCACTGACTTTTCCAGCGGTGCTAATTGTTGCAAGCTTGCCATCAGTGATGCCTGCACTTGCATTGATGTCAGCATTGACAATACTGCCATCAGTGATATTGCTTGAATCAATCGTAATGGCAGAAGGTAATGCGCCAGTGGCCAGCTTGCTCAGTGCAATAGCGGCAGAGGCGCTAATGTCATTATTAACAATTGTGCCGTCAACAATATTGCTGCTAGCAACTGTAATCCCACTTGGCAACGCGCCAGTATCAAGCCTGCTCAATTGAATAGCAGTGGCACCACCGTTAATAACGGTGATAACCTGGTCCGCAGTAAGATCAATTGGTGTTCCGCTTACGACAGTGCCTTTGACGCGCAGAGCTGGCATGTGCTCCAGCTTTGCATTGGTAACACTATTGTCAGGAATGGCAACGTCATTTAGAACGGTAAACACCAAAGGGCTAGTGTCTAGCGTTGCGTTCTGAGTGGTTTGCACATATTGCTTGCCAGCATTAGTGGCGCCACTTAGCACAAAGGCAAAGCTACCGGCTTCTATTTCGGCGCTAGTGTTGTAATCAAGAGCGCGAGTAAATACTGCACTCACACCGGTGGTGCCAGAAGTGGTCAGCTCGTAAATACCATTTTGACTTGCAGCGGCTTGGTTTTTGAACAGCACTCGCGTGCCAGTGGCCGTAACGGCCACGCCATCAATGGAGGGCGTGCCAGTTGCTGTGTAAGTAAATGTTTGGCCGCTTGCTACATACGTGCCAACTTGTCCGCTAGTCGTAGCCAGCAGCACGGCCTCCTTCACGACTAAACCCTGTGCAACGCTATCCACGTAGTCCTTGGTGGCAGCATCAGTGGATGCCACAGGCGAGCCGATATTGGTCAGCTTGTAACCATTGAGATTAACATCTTGCGTGGCATCGGCAAGAATTAAGTCAGAATTGGCATTGATGCTAATATCATTACCAACTACGCCAACAGTGACCTTGCTGCTGCCAGCACGAATGCCACGCAGTTCAGCTCGGTAGTTGCCGGCAACAAGCGTGGCAGAGTTTACAACAAGACTTTGACCTGCTGTGGCAACGCTGGTAACGTTATTGAGACCCAGCAAATTACGTAGTCCCACTTGGGCGGTATTGCCGCCAGTGCCGCCCTGGTTAATTGACAGAGCAGTGGTTAAACCAGACAGGCTTGTAATGTCCGTATTGTCACCAGCTTTTGCTGCACCAAGATTGCTTCGTGCATCAGAGGCTGTGGTGGCATTGGTGCCACCAACGGCAATGGCAAGAGGTGCTGCAGTATCCAGGTCATTAATATTGATGCTGCCAGGGACAACATCAACAGTGAGGGAGTTGCCGCTATCAGCCAAGCCAAGCGCCACCTTCGCGCTACCAGCCTTCAAGGTGCGGAACTGTAGATTCTGCGTGCCATCACCCAATGTTGTGATGCCAGACAGCACGTTATAAGTGGTGCCGCTTCCCACCAAATTGGTAGCAGACGAAACCGCATTGGTGCGAATGGTTAGGTCAACACGGTTGCTTCCTGGATTGTCCACGCCAGAAAGAACAATGGATGCGCCAGGAATAAAGTTGACTTCACGCCGCGTTCCAATGGCGCTACCACCAGAGGAAATTACAGTACGTTGAACAGTGCTATCAGCAACAACGGAAAGAGTTAGGGTGTTGCTTCCATCGTTATACGACGCATTAATGCCCGTGCCGCCAGACACGAGCAAATCAATCATGTCCTGAAGACCTTCCTTCAGATTGGCGTAAGTGATACGCTTTGTAACAGAAAGCGAGGGGTTGGTCGTATTATCTACAACGACAAACACATCGTCATTGTTGGGCGTTACAAGCTCAACAAGATCCGAAATCAATCGCGTTTGCGCCATGGATCAGGAAGCCCCGCTAACTTTAATTGCCTTGAATACTGGTATCGTAGCACTATTACTAGACTCTCTCGTCCAAAAGAATGGCCTCAGGGTTGCAGTGGTGCCACTGAATACGTGCACCACTGCATCATTCCGATAGAAATTAACGGCTCCCGTAAGACCATCTCTCCGCAGTTCAAACACATCGTCGCTCTTCAAGTAGACGGGGCCGCCACTTACTGTGATATCAATGCCACTGCCGGCGATTGCATTGGCACGAGATGATGCAAGCTTAATCTTGTCGGCGCCCGATGGAATGACGTAGTAAGTAGTGCCACTTTGTAATGGAGTGGGAGTAGAGCCGCTATAAATAACCACTGCATCGCCGGTTGTGTAACCATGCCCTGAAACAGTCAGAGTATCAAAGGCAATATCAGTAGAAGAACTAACAGTGTTCTTCGCGACAAACGCTACGGTGCTTCCAGCGCAGCACACATTTATCTTTTTATTATCACTATTGTTTTCTGCAAAACTTACTGAGTAGATGCCGTAGTTGGCGCCGTTATCCCTGATTTCATTGGCAGCAGACCATGTGGACACTGCTGAAATATTGGCCGAAGTGGCTAAGCCAATGGCGGTGGTGCCTACAGCATCACCGCTCACTTTCACGTCAAACAGTTGCGGTTCAATTTTGAAACTAAATCGTCCGTTACGCGGCGATTGCGATGGGTTTTGAAAGATTTGAGTGCCAATGCAGAATGCATAAGCACGATCTTCCAGCTCCACGGGGAGGCCGCTAGGAGACGTGTTGATAATAGAACTGCCGTTTGCCATGCTTTTGCTCTATCGCAGCCCGTAGTTCAAGAATACTCGCGTTTCGGGCGCTGGGCTAACAACATTATACGTGTTTGTGGTAGTGCAGTTATAGAGCTTCATCCATTGAGCATCCTTCTCGGCTAGTGACATTGTCAACAATGCGTCATCAACGCGACGGGCAGCAAATACAACTGCGCCTTGATCAATGGGGCGAGCGCGAGAAGCAATAGCTTGATTAATGACAAGATCGTAATAGGCAGTGCCAAAGTTTCCTGCAACGACGCCAGCGCCAGAGAAGCCAGTAAATACTGCACCTCCACGAGATGTACTAATGCGAATGGTATTTACGCCTGGTGTGGCAACGATGTAATAAGTGGTGAGACCAATAACAAAGCGGAAGCCAATTTCAAGAGTGTGCTTGCGCCCCAGGGTTAGCGTGCCATCGCCACCAATGTTTGTAATTTGATACTTCTCGTTAACAATAGGGAAATCAAACTTACTGTCGTATTCAGTGGTAATAGCTTCACGCACTAAGTCGTAAATTTTTGTCAGATCAACACGCTCTGGCTTGTTTGCAGCCATGAAGAACGTGCCAAGCTTCTTGCCATTGACAGTCTGTTTGAGAACAAAGTTGCCCTCCAGCGTGCCCATGTCAGTGGCCGAATAGGCGTCTTCCACTGAGATGGGAAGCTGCTCTGGCGCTTCTGTAGTCAAATCGATCACATTGCCAAATTCATCAAGCCCTTGCAGGATGGACTCAGCCAAGCCATAGCCGCCTTCGCTGCCGGCAGGAAGCGTGCCATTGATATGACCCACTTCCTCATCCATTGAGCCAAACTCAGGATCACGAATGATGGCAAGCTCGGTGCGATAATTGCTCATCACATCCATGGACTTTGGCAGACCCTGGAGTGTGTTCAAAATACGCCCTGGAGCAAAGTCTTTTGCTCTCAGTGCAAACAACGGGAAATAGTGGGCGGCTTCAGAGCCGCCCAGCACAGGACCAATGTCGCGCCCTTCTGAAAGATCAAGGCTGTGCATGTCAGCCTTTTCGCTTTCACCGCCATCAATCTGCAGACTCAGTCCATATTTGATGATGTACTGAGGCTCAACGAGGTAGCCGCTATTGCTAATTTCAATGGTGAAAGGCAGAGCAGGAGTGCCAAGACTGGGGGCGTCCAGGCTGTCAGGGATGAGTAGCTCGTGCATCAGCACCCAACGCCCACGAGGGATGCCTGAGACAGTCGCAGGGAGGTCTGTAGCTTCGTCTACGACAAAGGCATAAAACCGAGCCGAACTAGCGCCATACCAGCCCCACTCCACCAGATACATGCAGTTCTTGGTGAAATCGATGGCGGCATTGCTGCTGCCAGTGCCATCAAGCTTGTCGCCATTGAACAAACTGCGAGGAACAATAATTTCCTTGGGCAGGCCGTCGCCAGACGAACGGCGATGGACAATGCGGAAATTGTCTCCACTGCCATCGGCAATAGCCTGGAAGAAGAAACCGTCCAGAGTGTCGCCAATTCCCCATAGCTTCTCACAAGCTGGCAGATCTGCCAAGCTCATCTGTAAGCACACAGAAGAGCGAATAACGCGGCCAGTTTGATAACGGAAACGCTTCTTCGTGCTAATCCTTACACGCTGGAAGCCACCGCCTGCTTTTGCCAATTCAATGCGAACAGCACGACGTGCAGCATCATGCTGAATGTAGCCAGTGGGCAGAGGGCTGTATTCAACTAATACGTCCTGAAGCTGGCTCCACTTGGCACTTTCTAAATCATCTTCGCCAGTTTCATTCAGTCCTTGAATTTCACTGACATAGATGTCTTCACGGAGATCGTAATCGTCCGTGTAGTTAAAAAGGCTGAGACTTTTCTCAACCCTTTGATTGCCAAAAATATCCCCCCTAATCTCAGTGGGTTTCTCTTTGTAGAAACTCACTGCCATGTCGCCACCAAGTCGTGGCAGAACAATGGGAATGCCTGATGCTTTTACGTCCTGACCAAACGGAAAATCACCAGCCTCCTGGAGGACTGTACCTGCATTAGCGCCACTGGCAACGACAACGCGCCGTTGCCCCACCTCATGGGGAAGCTGGTAATAAGCCATGTCTTTTAATTAACGTTCGCCCCAAGTGATGGAGCCAGCGACAGTGTTGCCACTATCGGCAACAGATTGAGCAGTCAGTACGAGAATGTCTCCGCTCTCGCCAGTATCATTAGAGGTGGGACGAGTGAGGAATTCACGGTTGTAACGGAAAATCTCGTCAAGAATAATATTCTGACCGTCATCATCGCCAGTAAAGAATGTGGCAACAGGCTGACCACCAGTTAGTCCAGTGGCAGTGGTGTTGTATTCAATGGCGGAAAGTGATGCCGTAGATGTGAATACGCCAGATGCCGTCACTGGATTAATGGTGCTGCCACTAATCAGCAATGCAGTGGGGTTCTTGACGAGGGCAAACTTAGTGCGATACTGCGAGGAAAGGTTGGCCATAAGCGGCACCACTCGCATAATATTTTGCTTGCTATTGCCATCATCGTTAGTAATGTTTTCCTTGCAACGGATGGTCAACAGCGGACGCACTGTTCCAGGATTAATGCTGGCAGCAGCGCTTTCCCGAGAAAAGATGTCGTACTTACTGGCGTCGCCACCATCAATTTCGGCCTTGGTGCCATACACCTTGAGATAGACAGCCTGTGCAATGTTGCCAGTTTTTGTAATCTCAAAGGTCATGGGCAAATTGGGATTGCCCAGGCTGGGGAATGGAATGCGGTCGCAAGTGTTGAGCTGGTGAATGGTCACCCAACGCGCATTCTTGGCAGTAGCGCCAGCAGGCAGATTCTCATCCACCGGCACATAGGCCATCAGACGCGCCGCAGAGCCGCCGTACCAGCCCATCATGATGCGGAACATCGTCACGTTGGACAGGCTCAGCGTGTGAACGCTGGGAGCGGTGCCATCGAGCTTGTCACCATTAAAAGCACTGCGAGGAACAATCTCTTCCATCACGGAAGGATCAGAAGGCAGCACGCGATAACGATAGTTGTTATACAGGCTGTTGGGATTGCTAACAGTGAAATCAGTGGAGCCCACAGGGGCTCCGTGATTCTGCGGGCTTTCGCCAGAATTAGTGCGGCGAACAAAATACAAATCGTTGCCAATAATGCGAATGATATAACCGTTGCTTCCATCAAAAATGCCAAACTCAATAGTGGCATTTGTGTCCTTCAGCATGCTCACGCCAAAGCTGGCGTCAGTAATGCGGCCAGTCTGATACGGAAACACCAGACGGCTCTGCATCCGAGCAACAGTGCTGTTCGGTGCGTTTGTATTAATCAGCAACTGCGCACCGCTTTCCTGCGGCAGGTGCGTCACGCTGGAATAATCAGGCGTGCCCGTAGGGTCAGCAGTGATCTTCCATGCCTTTGGATCGATGGCAAGAATATTGGTGCTATCCCACAGTTGCAGACTGCTCTGCACGCGAGGGTTACCCAGTAGGTCATCATGCACCTCGGAAGGTGCGCTGAGGTTGTCCAGGATGGGCACTGGACTTTGATCGCTCGCAATTACAACCGGCAGCGAGTTGGCCATCGTGGCCTGACCCGCTTGAATCGGTTCAGTACGGCCAACCGTTACTACCTGTTTACCTTCTTCAATGTCAGGCATTGTTCCTTAGATCGATGTAATGCGAGGCTCAGATTGAAGTGATGCGAGGCTTCACTTGCAGTGTTCCTAATACAATCGTATCCTCTTTTAACACTTTTAGAGTGCCACCAGAGGCAACGGAACTAAACAAGGGAGTGCCATCACTTGGTACCACTTCAAACACTGTGTTGGAGACAATATTCAAAGTGTTAGCGGTGTAAGTGAGATTGTAGCCAGAAACGCTAGTCCCAGAAAGGCGAACAATGTCAGTGGAGGTCAAATTATGATTGCCACTGGTTGTAACTCGCATGCGATAAGTGCCAAGGCCAGCATCCACGACAGTGCCTTGAGTGACAGAAGCAACGCCACTTCCCTCATCGACGTAGTACAGCTCTTTCAGATCCCAGAGATAGAGAGCGCCAATATCGGCAGGATCTGCAGCCTGGCGACCCACGTCATAAGTGATACTGCGTTCGTCATAGCCGCTGCCAATGTTGCGGCGAAGTGCTTCGGTTTGAGAAGCAGTAAGCGCCAGCTTTAGATGGCCTGTTGTTGGTAGTTTTGTAATGCCAAAAGTATCAACAACGCTCCCGCCAAAGGTTTCCTTGATTTGAGCAACTACTTCGCTGCTCGTAAAGTTGCGAGGAGTGCCAACTGGCTTCTGGAAAGCAAGATACAACTCGTCAAAGCTGTCTCCTTCGCGAACTGTGACGTTAATGCTTTCCATTAGCCGTTAGTTAATTTGTCGAGGTTTGCAATGGCTTCACTACGCAGTGAAGACGTGGTACGCATGGGCGCCTTCAGCTCTTCAATGCGAAGAAGAAGTTGCTGCTTCTCATTGCTCAGTCTATCAATCTGTGCATGCAGGTTCGCAAAATGCGTGCTAAGAGAAATCGTCTCGTTGAATCCTTCTGCCAGACGCTGGTTTTCTTCTTCTAGTAGTGCGATTTTTTGAACATAGCCTGCAATCTCCTCAGCTTTCTCACCATCAGACACAATGCGTTCAACCACGCGCTCGGTTTCGATGATTTGCGGCTTGGGCGCTGTAGCCAGTTGTTGCTTCACTTTGCCAAGCTCTGCAGACAGCGAAGCCGCCTGCGCTTGTGCTGCGGCGGCCCCGCCTTCAGACTGGCTTAATTGACGAAGGAGAGAGCTATTTTCGCCTTCAAGCTCAGCCACCCTGCGCTTAAGTTCTTCCGCTTCGTTACGAAGCATGGTCGCTTCAATTAAATCACCCTTGCTTGCTCTGGCAACACGCCTGCCGTCAGCCCTGATAAGTCCACGAGCTTCGTCAAGGCTCATCTCTTCCACTGGGGCCACCCTCCATCGCTCTACATAAGAGAGGCGGCGCGTGTCGCCAATCGCCCGCCAGTCCACGGCATACGGCAATCCTGCAGGACATGGAGGCAATTCAATGTCAACAATGCCATCGGCAATCTTGAACACCAAATCGCCAGCAGGGGCGCCAATGAAGGCGCCCCCAGCCTTGACAAACAAACGGCCATTCAATGGCCCTTCAGGACCGTCAAGCCTGCCGACAATACGTGTCATGCTCACACCTCGCGATAGGTGACGAAAGCCTGGTAACTGATTCCACTGCTCACCACTGTCTGTAATGCTTCGCCTGCAGTGGTAGAAATGATGCCCATGGGGTTGGACAGAATGAACTGACCAGACGATGGAATGGTGAAAGGTGGTGTAAGCGTGGTTCCAGATGCGCCGCTGCGAAACTGGACCGTGCCACCAGTCGTGGTCGTAATTGCTATGTTCAACACCCTCAGTGACTTGGTGGCCACGCCAGAAACTACAGTGGCTCCACTCGTGCTAGCCACCCATGCACTCTTGATGCCAGAAGGCAGAATATCGTGCTGCAGAATGTAGGGAGTTTCTGCTGCCCCATCGCCTACAGCCTGCACATAGGCGGAGTTACCAGCGGCATCAAGACCAAATAGTGCCATGATTAAAAAAGTAAGAACAACAGACGCTGGTTCAATTTAGAAGAGCCATCGGGAAGTCGCACTGTATTGGACGACGTGAAATCAAACCTCAATGGCGATGCAATGAACCGTTGGCTATAAGACCACGGTGATTGCCGTCTATTTACCCCGATTGTAGCAATCCTGATCTGATAAGAAGATCTAATGTCATAATTGTCCGCGTCAATCTTGACGTAATCGTTTGTCGTGTGACCAAGATCCACCCAATGGTCGTCTTCCTCGCGATAAAGCTCTACGGCAAATTCCTTGATCAGAGGATTGTTACGAGGTTCCTGCCAACAGATGGCGGGGTTAATTGCATTGAGTATTGAATAGCCCGTGTACTGCGGCCACTGCCAAGTTGCGTCAATTTGTGCCATTACGTTGCTCGCAAAACAATGCTTCCAACGCTTACCGCTGGCGTGACAGTAAGCCCAGCAATAGAAGTGGTCTGTGATGACAATATCGTTGAGTCATCAACAATGCCATACTTGTCTTCATAGTAAACAGAAGCCAACACTGTTACTACGTTGTCGTCTTCATTCAATGCAATCACACGGTATTTTTTCGGCTCTACGCTAGCCTCGCGAATAATCCATGCAGCAGGCAACTCTGGCTCTTCAGTGAACGATGGAGAGAAAGTGATATTGTCCACAGAGCCAGCACTGTTCGTAATGGTTGCAGTGAGATCTAACCCGTCAGCAGTGCGAATGATGATCTGGTAAGTCTTGCCTGCTTCTAGTGACACCTTCCTATCAAGAACCACTGCGTTTGTTTCTGCAGAAGAAAGAGTGCCCGCGTAGATACCAGCGCTTTTGTATGGATCGGCGATTTCAATAATTTCACCAGGCATCAAAAAGAAACCTTCTGCTGCCACTTTGAACGTAACAGTTTCCGTTTCGTTGAGATTGGTCACAAGCGCCCAGCGCCCTACGCGCTGGGCTTGTCCTTGCGAAGTGCAACCCAACGCTCTAACTTCTAATTCGCGAATGCCATAACGATCAATTGCACTTTTATCTTCCACATATTCAATCTTGCTCCTGTAACGATCATTCTTGTCATTCCAAGAAACCAATGCCACAGTTTTACGCGCCTTAAGTCCTGTACCTTCGTACACAAAAGCGGGCTGGGTTAGCTCTCCGCCTTCCGCTACTTCCACGATGACATTGGCTGGTGAAAATTGCTTAACAACAGAACCAGGGCGATCTTGCGTGGCGATAATTTGCCCTTGCGCGTAATAAATCATTCCGCGAAACGCTGCTGCCAAAGAATTCAGCACTTCATAGGCTTCACCACGATTATTAATGTAGGCATTAAATTCAAAGCGCTTTTCTTTGCCGCCTTTCCCATCGTTCACTTCTTCGTCGCAGTATTTTGCAATGGGAAGAAGCGAATAAATATCAATGTCGTCTTTTTCAATAAACTGGCCACATCCATAACGAGGATTAGTTAGTAAATCGTAGAAAACCCATACTGGATTGTTGTTGTATTCAGTTTTAAATTGTCCATTCCAAACTCCAGAGTATTTATTTGTAGCCCTGTCGTAATTAGTTGGCACTTGTATCTTTAGTCCAAGAAGCTCGGCAGAAATGTCAGGAACACTTTGGAAGAACTCAGAGGAAACCTTGAATCCAATAAGTGCCGAATTGGGGTAGCGTAATGTTTCTTGAATGATGCCAACAATAGCCTTAAAATATAGATCGTTATTAGTTCTCAGGTTTTCGGGATCTTTGGTCAATCTTTTGACTTTTACTGTCCATGGGCCAGTGCCAGAAAGGTTAAAGTTATATTCCACGTCATATGCACCACGCGACTTCCCTTTAATCTTTTTGTCTTGATCAATAATGGGAGTGTTGCCATCGGTAGAGGAAAATATTTGAATATTGAATTCCACTTCTGTGCCCTTGGTGTCGCCATCGTCTTCCACTTGAAACAATGACGCAACACCCATTCGCACATTAAGGCGATCCAAGTCAGAACTGCTGGTGGTAGCAACTACAGGGCCAATGTCTTTTGTTACTTTTATGCCAATCGATTGTTCACTGCGAATTTCATTAAAACCTGCCAGCGAAGCTTGGCTCTGCGTGCCACGAGCAAAAACAACTTCTACGTCCTCAAAGTTTTCTTTTCCATCCTTTCCAACCAGGGCCGTATCGTTGAGAAAGATGCGCTGATATTTTTCCTTATTGGTAAAATCATCTGGAAACCCTTGAATTTCCCCTTCGCAAAACAAAGACAAGACACTCGCTTTCGCTTTGCTTCGTAGGGAATCTGGATCTTCAGTCGGCGCGTCACCGCCACTCTTGCCCCCGCCAGATCCGCTGAGGGACAAATATTGAACGTCACTGGCAATGTTTTCTTCCATTGTCAAACGGGGATGCTTTCAGTGCTGATAGCAGAAGAAATGGTCAATGGAGAAACAGCTAGATAACGCCCGTACAGCAATGGGATGGGATAGCCCTGAGTGGTAAGCTCTACTGCTCGGTCAAACATGAAGCTATCCTTTTTCTTGGAGTCGGAACTTGGCGTTTGCACGGGAGGCGTGAGAAGACCCGCAATGCCAGTGAGGACTAAGCTTGCACCAAGACTAAACAAAACCGTGCCAACTTTTGTTAGTACTCCTGTTGCAACAGCGGCGCCAACCCCTGGAATAAATGCCAGGCCAATCAACAAAGCTCCAACCAATATCTGCCCAATCGACATTCCTTTGCCGCCGGATCCGCTAATTACAGGAGCAATGATTAGCTGCTTGCAGCCCATCATCACTTCTTCATATCCCATACCTGTCGGATCGTTGTCTACCAACTTGAAGCCCATTCCATTCTCGTGAGCCTCGCAAAGGTATTCCTTAAATCCATCAAGCTGGTTAGCTAGCGCTGAAATGACATCACGAGGGTTGCGCACCATAAAACTATACGAACGCCCAAAACGACGACCAAGCTCTCCAAGGAGCTTCACCTGCACCATTCGCCGCTTCATTCTTTTACGTCCTTGTGTCGCAGCACTTTAGTTGTTACTTTAGCCCAATATCCCCCATAGACACTTTTCTCTGAAAGCCTGTCCATGAGATGGTGATAGAAGCAATTGTCATCTCCACTCATCACACCTGCATGGTTTGGAGACGGAGCACCAATCTGCATCAACAAAAAATCGCCCTTACGCTCTGGTTTCTCGATTTCATAGAAGCCCTGCCGAGAATAATTGTCAACAAACATCGTCCAACTCTTGCTTTCCCATTCACTTTCTTCGCCGCGCTCAAAATCGTCTAGCTCTATTCCAAATTCGCGCTTGTAAAAATCACGCAGAATGCCATAGCAGTCATGGATGCCGTAAATCCATTGACGCCCCACATATGGAGCCTGGCCAGTTGGATTGGCGTAGAAGAAATCTGCCGATGGGGAATGGAAGACAATCCACGGCAAATTACTTTGCTTGCACGCAGCAATGTCAGGGCGCGAAAATCCCCTGACGCCGTTTACATGCGAATGGTATACAGCCTCAATATCTCCAATGGCAGACGCCCTCGCGTAATCCTCCGCAGCAATGGTGAAATGATCTTCAGGACAGGGAGAAATGTTACGGCATGGCATTATTCCCCCGTTCACAACAAAGCCGCAGCATTCCTCAGGAGAAGCCTTGCGGGCTTCTCCTGCTATTGCTTGTTTGATGGAAAGATTAATCATCGCGTGAGGTTGGCCCCTGGAAATCCACCAAACGGAAGTGATCCCTTAGTGCCAAAACGTAGTTGGCAACTTTGAAGACGCTTGCCACATTTGTCGCGTTTTTTCACGTCATCATTTGATGGCAATGCCGCATAGGCGGCATCTAACACTGCTTCGGCAGCGGCAAGCTCAGACACCGCAGTGTTATAAGCAGCTAAGGCGCTGTCATATTGATCGCTAACAGTTGAACATCTGGAGTTGCCATAGTCCAGTTTCGCAATGCTTCTTATTGGCGCGAAGCCGTCACTGCCTTGGCTGCCAAGGTCATATCCAGCAGAAAACGAATTAGCCCTTACTTGCACAGGAGATCCATTGACAAAAAGCAATGCGACGTTATTAAGATCTTTAATGCCAAACGTGTCGCTACTAAACCCCACATCTACTTTGTCGAGAGTGCCGCCACTGGCTGCAACGTATTGAACGACTCTGTATGCAGGGCCTGTGCCGTTGCGATTGTTGCCAGGGCCTCTGCCTGTGTTTTGCTTCAAGTCTGGACGATAAGGAGGTTGTGTGCCACTTATGCGAGCCTTCGCTCCGTCCCACACTGCAACAATGTTATTTCCGTCGCCATCTTGAATGACAAAAGAATAATCCTGAAATCCTCCTGATTTAAACACAAAACTCACTTGTTCAGTGTCGGCAGCATTATCGTCGCAAGCGGCATTTTTCTGGCCAAGCAAGTTATTCTTTTTTGCTTCCGCTGTTGCAAGTTTTTTCTTTGCCGTATCGTAAGCTTCGTATGCAGACAAATACGCCTGCCCCAGTACAGACGATGCTCCGCTAATTGTGATTGGCTTGTCATATTCATTGGCCACTGCTGGCCCGTTATATCCACATTCAGACCCGCGATATTCCCAAAGGCAATAATTTTGAGTGATAATTCGCCGTGGAAGCTGCACTCCCTCTAAATCAATTTTGCTGGCAAGTTGCCATGTAATAGTTATACTGCTTTCCGCTACTTTGCGTTCAATGTAAAACACGTCATCAGGAAATTCCTGCGACTGGTCAGGAGAACTTCCGCCATCAAGATATTTCAATAATGTACGACGCCTGGTAACCTTTGCTCCTACCAAGTCATCGAGTGTATTAACCACTGAAGCCAATGTTCCCAAAACGTTGGCCACTGTCAATTCAGGCACTGGAATCTGCCCTTTAGTCGTGCGCTCAAAGCCGGCAGCAGCAATGGGGAGCGGCTCATACGTAATACCTTTCCATTTTATTTTCGTGTTATCAGGCATTAAATTTGCCGTGAAATAATACTTATCTGTTGAGCTGCCAGTGATTGGCTCTAAATCAAGCTCAAACAGTTCAATAATGGCATCATGCCATGTCTTTGCTACATCAGCTTCAATGGTCATTGTCAGCTCCTGGAGTCGTACACGCGCTTACAAGAGAATGAAATTATATTCACGTCAGGGCCAATGCTTTCCCATGCCCATTCATTCGGATCGAGTCTGTATTTGTATTTGGCGTCATCTTGAAAGAATTGGGCGTAAAAGAAATCACCAGATAATGCGGAAAGATCATCATCTAATGCACTTGCCTGTGCGTCTGTAATTGGCACAGTCCTGATGTCGTAGCGTCTGATATCAGTGTTTGCCCCATCAGGCACCACTTGTTCATACCCATCGCCAAACTGCACGCGCCTGACTCGCGTGCCTCTGCGCACTGTAAGGCCATATTCAACTTCAAGGGTGAGAGTGGGTTGTGCCATGGTGATCAGCGTGCGCTGTAGATGAGGCCGCCTGGGCGGGTTTCTTTCAGGATGACATTACGAACAGCACCTTCAAGTTCGCGGCCCAGCGCTTGACCGCCGCGACCACTCATCTGACTGTTCGATTGACCATTGTTCATATTGACAACAATGTTAGTGGAAATGTTGTTGCCAGCACCTTGACCAAGATCCACGGGAATGCTCTTGCCGTTAGGCAGGGGCACCACAGCTTCATTGAAGCGACCCTCGCCCACAAGGCCTAGCGTCGGGCCGGTTACGACGCCGCCTGAAGCAAATGCTTGGAAGCCACCAGCGAGCACCCCTCCATTGGCATTAGCAATTAGAGGATATTGGTTAATGCCAGCGGTAAGGCCAGGCTGTTGCCCTCCTGGTGCTTTTCCGCCAGGCAAGAACATGCCAACGATTTGCATGAAAGCCCATTTGGCAAGCATTTGAGCAACCATGTCAGCAAACATGCTGGCAACGCTCTTGAACGCATTGCCAAGTCCTTCTTTCCAACTTTGCGCGCCTGTAATGATGTCAGTGAATGCCTTGCTAAACGCATCACCAAACCCTTGTGCAGCGCTAGTAATTACGGTCGTCCCATCCAGGAGTAAATCAAGCTCATTCTTTGCCTTTTGATAGGCCTCACCAAGGCTTCCGACCACTGGAGTGGCTGCCTGTAGCGCCTCTAGCCGCGCTACTTGCTCTGGCGTTCCATTCTTTTTGGCCTCTGCCAAGTTCGTCTCAAATCCCCTTTGCTGCTTGCGGCGAGCGGCTTCCAAGGGACTGAGCAGGCCCGCAGCAACTTCAGCCTCTTCGATAAGCTCAACAATTTGCATGCGTTTTTGCTTTTCTTTTTCAAGCTCCTCATCCCTTTTCTTTGCGGCCACAATGGCATCGGCAGAATGCTTTTGGAAGATAGTCGCAGCTTCCCATGCAAGATTTCGTCTCTTTGACTCAAGAGCCGCAAGTTTTTCTGCCGGGTCGATGCCATTTGCGACTAAAGCAGAAGCTTGCTCCCTGACTTTCTTGATTGTTTCATCAATAGCCAGCACCTTAAGGCTCACCTCTTGATATTGGCCGGCGTATTTGATCATACGCTCGGCATCTTCCGTGTTTTCGCCGTACTTAATTTTTCCTGTGAGGTCTGTTCCACGGACAACGTTAGTAAGTTGCGTTTGTATATTCTGTTCCAACGCCGCAAGGCTTTCATCAAGCCACCTTTCGATATCTCCTCCAATTAAATCAGACATGCTTTGTTTTTTATCTTTTTTCTCTTTTCCAGGGGCAAGAGTTATTTTTTCAAGCCTTTGATTTCGCTCGCTTGCCATAATCGCTTGCCGCGATGCTTCCTGCTCGGCTTCGTCTAAGTCGCCAAGTTGATTAAGAAGAGAAACCCGACCACGACGCGCCGCTTCAAGATTGGCCTCAATTTGACCGCGGCCAGCTCTTGCAACTCCACCTCTGTAATCAACCCCCGATGCAAGCCCGGTTCTTTGAAGTGTCTCAAATTCCTGCTGGGATATTTGCAGCGCTTGTCCTTGACCGCGAGCTTGTTGCATCCTCTGAAGAATGCTTTGCGCTTTTTCAATGGACTGTAGCTGTGGCTCAACAAGCTGTTTTTTGCCTTGGATTTCAGCAAGCTGGCCGGCGGCGGCAAGAGAGTCCAGATCTACTTTTGCCCTTCTCGCTTCTGCCGCCACGTCACGAATGGCGCTACCAACATTCATGAACCGTTGAACCAGTGCATCAATAGCGAACAACACGCCGGCACCAACCGCCCCTAATACAACAGTCTTAAAGCCAAGCACTGCAACCTTTGCAAGGTTTGTTGTATTGATCAGACTAAGGAATGCACTCACCATTGACATGATGCCTGCAATGTACACGCGAAGTTGCGCGATGTTCAGAGTCGCAACAAAACGCAGCAACGCTACTGTTGCAGGAATAATTCCAGATGCGCTAAGCAAGCCCCACGCCGCTGTTAGCAAGCCCACTTCAATGGTGATCCGCGTCAACCATTGACCAAGGCCAGTATTAAACAAGCGGGCAATATATTCAGTTACTGTTAAAAACAGCCCGCCAAGTCTTGCTAGCGCAGTGCCCAGTTCTCCAGTGATAATGCCTTCTAAAGATTTCGCAATTTCAACAACCTGCCCCAGTGCATTGTACATGGCAAGGCCATTAGAGCTAAGCTCTGCCGTCGGATTAGCCGCTCCTTGCATTCCGGCAGCAAAAGCCTTTACCGCTTCCGCCGCATCGATAACAACCGTTTCGATTTGAGGGAAAAGAGTGGAAGCGACAACACTGACAAGCGGCTCAAAGCTTTCGTACATCAGCTTCACCGCCGTTGTCAGGCCATTCAGTGCCCCCTGCAATGTGTTGGCAGCGTTGGCAGCAGCACCCCCGTATTCGGTGTTCAGTAACTTACCTACGTTGCGAAGCACCTGCCCCATCGCATCCGCCTTGAATGCGCCATCTTCCATGGCCTTCAAGAACGTTCCGATGTCCATCTGCGCGGCCCTTGCGAACAAAGACAAAGCGCCAGGCATCACGTCGCCAAGCTGGTTCTTCACCTCTTCTGCCGACAATTGCCCTTTGCTTGCCATTTGAGCAAAGGCATTCGTCACGCGATTCACCTCGTCGGTGCTCATGCCAAAGGTGGCAGCAGCCTTGGAGATGCCCACAAACAGATTTTCAATGTCACCCTTTGCGATCCCTGCTGGCTCCATCGAGGCATACATCCGAATAAAACCGGCGCGTGCGCTTTCCAGAGGGATATTTAGCTGCGATACAACATCGCTAACAAAAGCAAACGCTTGCTCGGCCTGCGCGGTTCCTCCTGTAACGGCTTCAAGCTGGTTCCTAAACGTTTGAAGCGCTGTCGCTGCATTTAACGCTTCGCTGGGCAGACTTGTGACAAAAGCTAATGCTTTGTAAGCTGTGCCAAATAGCAAAACCTGTTTAACTGCAGTACCAAATTCATCGCCTAGCTCCCTAATGGCACCAGTTAATGGCAGCTTTGATTGCTGAAAGAAGGAAAAGTCAATCGGCGAGGCGGCAGAAGGCCGAGATGGCTGGGGCTGATATGGGACAATCGCCCCTCCCCTTGGTGGTTGAGCGAAGGGTCTGAAAGGACCGGCAGCACCACTGCCGCCAGCGCCGAGCACGCCTCCTCTCGGCTCGCCAGCCATGATGGCAGCGCCACGCGCTGCAGACCTCGCGCGCGCCTCGTCAATACGACGCTGGAAGAAAGATTCGCGGTCAGATACCGCCGGCCCACCATAGACAGAAGGCTCTCTACCCACCCCTGCCGGCAATAGTCCGCGAATCATCGATGGAGGAAGCGCTTGTCTGCCAATCTCCCGCACATTCACTTGACGAATGCGAGAATTCAGCGAGTCAACAAACGCAAACGCTGCGTTGCGCAAGATATTGTTGAGATCTTGTCCTATCTGCGGAGGGAGAAAGCGCTGACGTGCAAATGCTGATCCAGGCAGTGCGCCAGGGATTGCCCCAGGGGGCAGTGCTCTTCCTGTGGAAGAGGGGCCAATGGAAGGGCCAGGTGGGACAGTCGCAGGAAAGCTAACATTTGGTAGCGCTCGTCGCTGTGCTGCTTGTTGACGCAAATATTCGGGATCAACACCAGCCATCCAGAAGACGGCTCGCGCCACTTTGTCCAAGAAGGATCTTTGAACCTTTCTTGGCTCGCGCATCCTCATCTCAAGGTTGCCGAGAAGGCCTTCCATCGCGGCATCATCTAACTGCCGCAGGCGCTCCTGCATTGCAGCTTTCGTGCGAAGTCCGCTCCTGCCAGGAACATCTGCTCGCCGCAACATGCTCTGCAATTGCTCGGTATTGGCTTGCGCTACGCGAGCTTCAAATTGAGCGCGACGACCAGCCTGTGCGGCTCCGGGCACGTTGCCTCCCGAAAGCCCTTGGCTCCGCATATATTCATACAAACCAGCGGCGCCAGTCGGCCCTGATGCAAAACCGGCTTGTACGTCTGCCTTGATTTTGACGCTAAGTCCCGAGAATTTTTCTTCTACAGTCCTCTTAAATCCAGCAATGTCTGCATTCGTAATTGCAGGCTTGATACTGAGTCCAACGCGGAGCTTGCCGCCACCTTGCTTGACTGCTTGATTCTGATCTATTCGGTTCCTGATCCCTGCAATGGTATCCGCGACATCCTTCCCGCTAGCGGCATTTTTAATACCGATAGATACATCAGCCTTATTGGTTATCCCGGCAAATTTTTCTTTGACTGCATTCTTAAATTTTGCAATATCATCATTTGAAATGGACGCCTGAATGCTGACGCCAATACGCAGCTTCCCTCCGCCTTGTTTAACCGACTGATTTTGAGCAATGCGTGATCGCAGCGCCGCAATAGCATCGGAGATTTCTTTGCTAGTGGCAGCATTTTTAATGCTGACGGGCACCTCGATTTTTTTACGCTGACTAAGCGTGTCTAAACGCCCTTGCAGCTCTTCAAAGGTTTTTTTGCTTAAATTACCGGCAATATTTAGCTCAATATTGTACTTGCGTCTTTTTATCGCCTTTTGTAAATCATTTAGCTCTCGGTCAACAACCTGGCGATCAAGCTTAATCTTGATAGGCGCAGTAAATTCCGACGCGGCAATTCGGCCAAGCTTTTGAAGCTGCTGGCGAAAATATACAAGATCAAACGATACGCCAAGCCGGAGTTCCGCCGCCATTACTGCGCTTACAGCATTCTTCTATTAAGTGTAGCCTTTACGCCGCATCATATTACTCATCACTACGCATTGAAGAGTTTTTAAGCTCTTCTGCCAGCATGGAAACCACTCGTGCATCCATCTTGCGCGTCTTCATCAGGCGCTTCAGTACTGCAGCGCTTTCTTCTGTAATGCCAGTTTCTTTCTTGAGCTTACGAGTGTCGAACGGCAAGAAATCATCGGCGGTCACCGACACCTTCTTTCCGCCTAATGCATGAGCAACCATCGTGGCCATTTTGGCCACTGAAACGCTCTGCAAATTGAATTGCGTGTGATCGTGCCGCTCTAGGAATTTGAGGGCGGCCAGCACATCCTTTACTTTTTGCTTAGAGAAATTCTCCGGCCCCCATCGATCATCCTTAAGGCACGATGCATTAAGCCGAAAGAAGATGGCGTTCCAGTCAGTAAGTCCTTTCAGGAACGCCCGCGCCTTCTTCTCTACTCGTTCGGCGAGGCTTCCTGCCTCGCCTTCCTCTTCGATTTTTTTGCTTGTGCTGCTTTCACCTCCGCATCTTGTTCTTCCGCAATAAATTCCAGCATCCTGGTTTGCATCTCACGAGTCATGGTCTTGGTGTCATCAATAGACCAGTCATCAAGGCGCTTCCAATCTTCACCAATTTTGCCTTCGCCACGGCAACGCATGAATGCAGTGATAAGTTTGGCATTGCCAAGCTCTGCAGAACCACCAGAAGTGACCATGGAAAGAGTTTCTTCGGTGTATTCCGACAGAAGCTCAGCCTCGGAGAAGCCGCCGCCACCCTGCAACATTTCAAAGGCTTCATCCAGGGGAATGTCCTTAGCCGCTGCAATCTTCTTCGCAAGCTGCACCGCCTTAATGGTGCTCTGGCTTTGAGACTTGGAAATCTCCTCCTGCTCAATGCTTTCAGCAACGAGCCAGCCACCATGACGCTGCAAACGAAGCGTCGGGGTGAGTTCAAAGTAACTGACTTCTTCAGATGCCAGTAGGAAGCTGTACTTGCTCATAACTCAGAATTGCCAATGGCACATTAAACGCTTTGAGACGCTCGCCTTTTGTTCGCACGTCTTCCGGCAGTTCAATCAGAAACGAATGTTGCTCGTTTGAGATTCTAATGGTGGTTTCAGAGAAAGAAATAACGCAGAGAATGCCAGCTTCAAGAGTGGGGCCATCCACTTGTGCATTGATGACATGCACTTCCCTGGAATCGCTCTGCAGATAGTCAATGGGGCCATCAACCATTGAGACTTTGATCTATGCGGGACATTAGTCTACCCTTGATCTCGCTGTCTTCAAACAAATACTCTGACGCGAGTTCGTCTGTCCATCGACGTGGATAGCCTTTACTGCTGCCTTCTAAGGCTTCGTGAACATACCAAGCATATTCTTCGCCGCTGCTGTTTTTTGCATCCCAATGCCAATCAGCGCGAGCGCCAATATTATTCACTGAATAATCGTAAGACTTAATTCCACTCTCGTATAGCTCTTCCGTATCAAGGATGTCGCGAGGATTCTCGGCGGGCGGTTTTTCTTTTCTTTTTGTAATGCGATTCGCATATTTATACTCTTTCTCAAATTGCTCTCTCCAATATTCTCCATTCACGTCATCCTCCGTCCATTGCTGGAAGGCGCTCAAGAGCGCCCTCTCTAATGCCTTAGCACCAATAATCCTTGCAATGCCAGCCATAACCCTCTCTATTCGTTTGCTACTGGACGATACTGCGTAGCAATTTCAATGTCAGGAATGATAAAGCGAGCATATTGATACTCTCTATCACTTGACGGAAACCCCTGTAGCGTCGCGTCAGGGAAATGCCTCAACATTCGATCAACAGCATCGTCCATATCTTCACTCGACGGGTCGTACTGCGAAAGCACCACTTCCCATGCCTTCCGCATCTCCACCATTCCCATCAGAGGGCGGCTACGGCGCGTTGGATACTGCTTAATGGATGCCTCCATGCCACTCACCTTCCATCCCTTCGGCACGCCGCTCCTACCATCCACCCACAGCGCTGGTACTGTCGTGCCGTTGGGCAGCGTATAGCTGCCCAACAAATCTGACAGTAACTGCGAAATTGTATCCCTAACTTGCAGGATGTTCATATCAATAAAATAGCCCCCTTTCGGGGGCTTGCGGGACTTTCTCTATGGAAAGGATCAGGAGTTGGGGTTGGTGGGCAGAATCGAGCCGGAGATGGTGCAACGACCAGCGCCATAAGTGCTGCGGCTCATCAGATCAAAGGTGGTCTCAACGAGGTTATCTGCGGGATAGCTCTCGTTGTAGTTCATCACAGTGCCAGCAAAGCAGGTGAGGTCATAAGTTTGACCGCCCAGGAACTTGAAGATCTCCACGTACACTTCAAAGTCCTTCTCGGTGCGACCGCGCAGGATCACATCCATAGCCTCATCGAAAGCAGTTGCATCGATGGAGCTGCCATCCAGATCTTTCTGGAAGTAAGAAGTGATAGAAGCCTGGCAACGCTGGGTAACTTTCACGCTATCGGCGAAACCGCCACCACCAAGCAAGTAGTATTCTTGTTCGCCATCGTTAAACGAAACGGTGGCATTGGTGACGCCGCCCAGGAAATACATGGTGGGCACACCAGAACCAGTGGGGCGGGTCAATACGCCGTTCACTGCGGGAGTGATAACAGGGCGGGTGGCGCCAGACAGGGCACCCACATACACGATGGTGTCCTGACTCTTAATGATCTGAGTGGGATGTTGAATGGCCATTGAAACAATGCGAAGGAGCGTGATTAACGATTAAGGACACTTCCTGCTCCCACAACTCTAAAGTAGCCGTGGATGGGTGTGCCCAAAAACTGACGGTAGTGGTCAGTCATTTCGGTCGTAGGGAGTAGTTCAAAACGCCCCTCCTGATTTTCAATGGTGGCTGCTGCCACACTTCCAGGGGGCACTCCCGAAAAAGCTAATGGGCCAACTA